AGAATTTTTGACCAGGTTGAAATAATAAATCTGTGATTCTTGAAAAGGCTGCGAGCACCTTGGTTCGGGTAAGACCAACATAGACTTGCGATCTTTCTCCTTTAGATTGTATCTTGGCTAGAACCTCTGGATCGTACTGACCCATGAATGCTCTTAGGTCTTCAATCCAATCGTCTTCAATATCATCACGAGCATCTTTGTACTCAGTGTATTTAGACTCAAGTATTACACCTAATGAGTTTAGTTCGTATTGCTCTTCATCAGAAGCATCAACTGCTGCTGAGATTCCTTCGGGTCCTAACTCTTTATTCATATATATTTAAAAAAATTGTTTCTTTACTCTTTTAAAGTTCTGCCTATGTTTTCTAGGCATACTGTTCAATCCGAATAAAGCAATAGCATATGCCATTATTCTATCATCAAAACACCCTTGCTGGGCATTCGTTATTCCGCGAGCATCAACGACATATGTTCTGAGTTCGTCAATGAGCTCCATGTCTACTATACCACTTTCTCCTTGTCGTAGTAAGTGTACTAAGTTATCAATAATTAAAGGCTTTGTCTTGCTTGTGGTTAAAAAACCTGCACGCCTGGTTAGGCGGTCTACATATGCATCGTCCACACTTTGCTCAACATAGAGATTCGGATAATTTAATTCTTGTATTTTTCGGATGGTGGTAAGCCCGTGGTTGTTCCTTTCAATGAGTGTCCAGGCTTTATTGTAGAAGTGTCCTATCTTGGCAACTATGTACGCCAGGTCAAACGGGTCAACGTGCCCAGTCCATGTGGCAACTTGGTAGCCCATGTGATCTAGCACCTGGATGCAGGAGTAGTCTCCGTGCTCCAAGCCTTCCGCAACATCTACACCTATACAATACCTAAGAGAATCCTTTGGATTCTCGAAAATTTTTAGTAGCCCTTTTTCATGCGGTACGAAGTCACTCTCTCGCACATCGTAGCGGGAAATCGGGGTAAAGCATTCTACTGCTGCTTGGTCTATAAACTTCGGCTCAACAAATAATCTACCTGTTGTTAAAAACGCTTCCTGCGGGGTAGACGGGTACTCTTGCCTGAACAGATCCTCGCCACCTAGTTCTTGTATCTTTAAACGCCTAAACATTATCTGCTCATCGTCTAAGCCAAACATAGTCTTCACGTCTTCTTCTTCACGCTCTAATTCAAAGTAGGGGTCAACCTTCCTGCGGTAATCGGGCATCATGTACCAAGGAATAAAACATATCTCCCACTCACCTTCACCACGCAAGGCTCTCATGCATGCATCGTAGAACCAGCCACCTGCTCCATTCGCGGTGGACTCTAATAGTATTTCGGACTCTGCCTCGGGGACTGTTTGTAAAAGACCAGGGATAATATCTGAGTTGGGGTAGAAGGCTACCTCTGAACCATGTAGATAGTTTGTAGTCCAACCCCTCCCGACTTCACCAGTTCTCGCTGTAGCGATTCTCCATCTAGATCCGTGAGTAAATGCCATAGAGTTACTTGTAGATTCTTTTAACTCTGGTGTAACCATTGGATCAGGCAAGTTGTCATAGAAATTACGCACCATACTAAAGATAGCTTTAGTGGATTCATTAAGGTGGGATACAACTACCGCGTTCTGATTTTGCTCTGTACTTGTCTTCCAAAATCCCCTAGCTTGGCAATAGGTAGAAATACCTGTCTGTCGGCTCTTTAAGATGAGCATTCTCACCCTGCCATGATGAGAATATTGCTTGTTAATCATATCGTCTAACAATTGCTGTGCAAGATTAAATTTAAAGTCAATTAAATTACCCTGTTTGTCTATAATTTTTAAACAATGTTTTGCATAAAGAGAGAGATTCGTTTTGAAGGTTTTTATAATTTTTTGTTTTTTATTTTTTTCTAATTGCATTTGTCAGATTCCACCCCCCCCTAAAGGTCATAGGGGTACATGGGTATGTATATATATGAGGTAGCCTGTCCAGCACTCCCCGCCTGGTATCCGCTAGCCGTTATATATTGGGCATTTGTTGGCATGTGCGTTTTTTAGAGTATCGCCTTAATTAAGTGATTCTTTTTCTAGAAAATCTAAGCTTTCAAACCATCCGCTTTCTTTCATATTTACTTCTAACTTCTGTTTTTCGTCAATCATTCCATAATATTTCATGAGTAATTCTAAGGCTTTTAGACGGCTTCCGCCTGTATGCCCTGACACATCGCCTAAGGCTTCCTCTTTGAGCCTCTCTATGATGTCGTCATGCTCTTTTAGATGCCTTTCCTTGTTGTTTTGTTGCTCAACTGCAAGCATTTTCTGAACATCATCATCATTCATCAAACGATACCCCTGATTATAACAACTCTTTTCTGAGTATCCGCAACGCCTCGCCGATTCTGTAGCGTTCTTAGTTATCATATAATGTTGTACAAACTCCGCCTTTCTTTGCATTAATGTTTTGTCTTTAATAGCCATGTTATTTCTTGCCTTCCTTTATATGGTTTATTGTGTCTCTTTATTATATATCTATATAGCGTTTATGTGTAACTGTGCTTTTTGCCCTTCTTTTTCTTTCCCCGGAAAAACGCCCTCGCATAGTCCAGATGGATTCCAGATCAAGAAATTACAGGTATTTTTATAAGCTTCTAGCCCTTATAAATAAAGGCTTTTTAATATTAATTTAAAAAAGTATTGACATGCAGCTCGACATATTATTTAATTGTATACATTGATTACATAAACATACAGGAGGGAATGCAATCATGGATATTAAAGAAACTAAAAAACTAATTAATGAAGGTTATAACAATCTTTATATATTAACTAATCTTACTTGGAAGGATTATAGAGAGGAAATGCTCAAATCAGAAAAGAAGTTAGCTAAAAAATGGAGGGAAGACACTCGCGACATTTGGGGAATTAATAGAAAGTATCTTTTAACAATAACAGAAGAGGCTAAGTATTTTGTTATTCGTCATGTTGTAGAGGCTATGCTTTCAACAAGAAGCTTAGAGTTAAAAGAAACTTTACATGTAAAAAAATCTTTTGCTATGGCTCATGCGGTAATGGATGCCTATCCTGAAAAAATACAAGAAGCCTTTAAGGATTTTGATACATGTGCATTCTTAGAATTAAACCACACAGATTTCTGCATTGATGCAAAAGAGGTGGCGTAATGATACAGATACTTTTTGCAATCGCAATTTTAACAATAGCAATTTTAATCCATAAGGGGGTGGCGTAATGGAAGAATACATAGAGTATGAACAAGCTATGATTGATTATGAGGATGGCAACGATATTGTATATTGTTGCTTTCCGTTAGATATTGGAAAGGTTGAAATCTTTATGAGTGAGTCATGTCAACACAAAGACTATGGCGTTTACTATGACATCTTTATCAATAAAGAAGACTTTGATGGTGGAGTCTATAGGCACGAACTGTTTCAAGACGTTGATGAATTGGGCGACTTTGAATATGACTTATGTGCAATCGATGTTTTACGCTACGTTAAGCAAAGATTTCAAGACTCTAATTTAACTATTAATACATAAGAGGTAAATGATGGATTTTAATATAAGCATCAAAAAGCAAGGCGGTTTCTATGAACTGTCTTGCATTCATTTAGGGCTAAGGATTAGCAAGGTATATCATGGGTATTCGCTCGCTGATTCTATCAAAGCATTTCAAGAATATTTAGATTATGGATTTAGGGGGTAACTATGAAAGAGTTTAAAATTACCAAGGTAGTAACCATATCTTATGAATCTTATGTAATGGCTAAAGATTGGGAAGATGCAGAGGATAAAGCACATTATGACAATTCTATTGAATGGGTTGTTGATAATGAAAGAGAAAGCATAGAAGCCGAGGAAGATCCAAATGAAACATTTTAAAGATAGGAAGTTTAACTTATTCAACCATATGTGTGACATTCTTTATGACTTCTATGAAAGAAACGATTTAGAGCATATGTGTGCTTTAGATTCTCTTTCAGTAGGTAACTATAAAGATAGTAAGCATTATCTCTTCTTACAGAGATTCTGTGATGTTTGGGAGAGAGTTGAACAAAGAGAGGTTAATAAAAATTTAAAGGAGAAAAGCAATGTCTGAATCACAATTAGAAAAAGTTAAGAGCCTAGTGGATGACTTGGGGTGGGATTTTCAGTCCATGACTAAAAGCGGTAGAGATACATATAAAGAGTTATGTCTCTTACTAGGGTGGAAGTTTGAATGGGATGAAGATGAACTTGGCTAATACAGTACTACTGAGGAGGAATGATTTTCCGAAACCTTTTCTTTTCCCTCGATTAAGGGGTGGAAGAGGTCTAGTACATATACAAACAAAGGAGGGAATATATGCACACATTCGAAGTTGATACATGGATATTCTTTGATAGAGATTCTTTTAATCTCAAAGGATATAAATATAAATTTTGTGAAGGTAAAGATAGCTTATTAGAACTATGTAAATCTGAACTGCCAAAGCTTAAAAAAGAATTAAGCCCTTATCATTATGAATGGGCAACAGATGGAAGCGATAAAGTAATATTTTCAGAGGATGATTTTGAGGATACAT